CAGCAAAGAAAAATTGAATTCTACCCGTGGCAACCACTTCTTAGATATCCATATTTTATTGCCGGTCTTGAAGCACAGCTTATGGTCGCCCCGTTACAGGTCAATGACTTTAATAAAGCTAAATCAGATATTAAATTTATCGAAGCTTGTGTATTAGGTATACCTTGTTTATGTCAGGACATGGAGACCTATCATACAGCTCCAGCAACTCTACGATTCAGCACAATTGAAGAATTTGAAGAGAAAATTGAAAGAATATTAAGAAAGAAAAATAAGTATTCTCAAAATGTTCACAAGCTCAGGGAAATCGGTCAAAAGAGAATTCTAGAACTAGATCACAATATTGGTGCACATTTAGAAGCACTTAATACACCATATGGTAGTTCGGATAGAGAGTTTCTAAAAGAGTGGAATTAGGAACTATACTACTATAATAGTAGTAGATGGCATATCGTAATGTTGTATACAACGGTCGTAACCGTTGCGTTAATTTGTTTACTTGGGATAAAGATGGTAAACGGGTAATGCATGAATGCTCTTTTGAACCTTATTTATATCTTGAAAATAACGCTGGTGAAAAGACTTCTATTTACGGTACAAAAGTTAAAAAGAGGAAATTTAATACTAGTTACGATAGATCACGATTTGTAAGAGACTCTAACATAAAGAGGGTGTTTGAAAACATGCCACCAGTCCAGCAGTTTCTGCTTGATTTATACTGGGAAGAAAATGAAAAGCCGGAATTTAGTACACATCCACTAAAAACATGTTTGTTAGATATAGAGACGTACTCACCAGACTCTTTTCCAAACCCGGAAGACCCGACCCACGTTGTAAACGTTATTACATGTTATGATAACTTTACAAAAAAGTTTCACACCTTTGGCATTAAGCCTTATACAGGTAAAGGTCGATCAGATCTAAATTATGTTTACTGTAAAGATGAACGAGAGATGTTTATTAAATTTATTGAATATCTTGAAAACGACTATCCGGATATCTTAAGTGGCTGGAACTCTGAATTTTTTGATATTCCTTATATTGTAAACAGAATCGAACGTATACTCGGACAAGATTATGTAAATCGATTATCACCGCTAGGTCGAGTGCATTTTCGAGCTGTTAAAGGTAAGTTTGGTCGAGATCTTAAAAGGTATTATCTTGATGGTATTGCATGTTTAGACTATCTTGATGTATATAAACGCTTTTGTTTAAAGCTCCGTGAGTCATATAAGCTTGATGCAATTGGTGAAGTTGAATTAGGTGAACGAAAGATTGATTACGGAGATACAAATCTTGCAACCCTATCTGATGAAGACTGGGACACGTTTATTGATTATAACATTCAGGATGTTAATCTTCTTGTTAGGTTAGAACAAAAGCTACAATATGTTCCGTTATTGAGAATGCTTTCATATGTTGGACTCACTACTCTTGAAGGGGCAATGGGAACTATTCAGGGGATTAACGGAGCTCTATGTATTAAGGCTAGGCATCGAGGTGAGGTTATTTCAACATTTTTACGAAATGCTGATACAGGTAAAAATCCTGGTGCGTATGTTGCAGAACCTAAACAAGGATTTAAAAATCATGTTGTTTCATTTGACGCAAATTCACTGTATCCAAACGTGATGATATCTCTTAATACCTCTCCTGAAACAAAAGTAGGTAAAGTGGAGACAACCACTGATAATAAAATTATTATTCGACATGTGACTGGTAAAGTGTTTGAGCTTGATAGACCAGCTTTTGCGAAGTTCCTTAAAGATGAAGAATGCGCCTTATCAAAAGCTGGGATTTTATTTACACAAAAAAAGAAAGGTATAATTCCGGAATTTTTGGAGTACTACTATAATAAGCGTGTAAAAATTAAGAAAGATCTATACAGGGCAAAAACCAAGCTTAAAAAGGTAAAGAAAAATACATCTGAATATACTGATGCTAAGTATGAGGTCGAACGACTTAATACATCTCAGATGGTTATCAAAATTCTTATTAACTCATGTTATGGTTACATGGGTAATAAAAACGCTCCAATTGGAGATGATGATATTGCATCATCTGTAACATTAACAGGTCAAGCAGTAATTAAGTTTTCCAATGAGCTTATTAAAGAATTTATTAAAAAGGAAATACCCACAATTACTGATCATGAATTAGAAGAATGTATTGTATATAATGATACGGATTCATCATATGTTTCTATTACACCGCTTGTAGATAAAGGTCTAAAGTTTTTAGATGGGGATGATATACATCAAGATACACATGATAAAATTCAAGAGATTGAAAATTATCTAAACGATGGAGTTCAAAGCTGGGCCAAAAAGGCGCTATTGTCAAAGGATAGTAGGTTTATATTTAAACGAGAATGTATCGCTGACGTGGGGGTGTTCCTTCAGAAAAAAAGATATGTTATGCATATTTTAGATGATGAAGGAATTAAGGAAAATAAATTTAAGTATACGGGTGTCGAAGTAGTTCGAACTACTATGCCTAATGCAATTAAACCTTACGCTAAAAAAATCATTGAAACAATGCTCATTACACAATCGTTATCTAAGACTAATGAGATATTAAACGAAACTTATGATATATTTAAGAATCTTAGTCCAGAAGAACTTGCGTTTGTAATGGGTGTTAAGGGGTACGAAAAATATGCTGTAGATTGCAATGAATTTACAACTGTAAAGAGTATGCCTATACACGTCAAGTCTGCTTATTTTTATAATTTACTACTCCAAAAACTTGGAACAGGTAACAAGTATGAAGGTTTAAGCTCTGGTGACAAGGTTCGTTATATGTATGTTGAAAAGCCCAACAAGTATGGTTTAGATAGCATTGGCTTTAAGTACAACTATCCAATGGAGTTTAAAGATGTATTCAAGGTAGACCATAATAAAATGTTTGAAAAGATCTTATTTCAAGGTATAGAGCGTTTTTATGATTGTGTTGGTTGGAAAATTAGAAAACCAGCTGAAAACGTACAAGTTGAATTATTTGACTTGTTTGGTAAATAAAATTATGGCATTACAACCTGGTGGATATACCGATAAACCTGAACACGATAATACTAAGCATGCCCATCCTGCTTTTAATAGAGGTAAAGCTCGTGGTATTTTAGAAACTTTATCTATTGTTAAGAAAGTTATAACTGGTGAAGACGATGGTTCCGGAACTATTAATTCTCCTGAAATTGAAAAAATTAGAAGATCAATTTTTATTATGAGAGAAGCTCTAAATCATGCTTCTGATAAATCTACATATCTTTCAAAGCCTGCAAAAGAAGCACTTAATGAAGCTCATGATTTAGCAAACTCTTTAAGATATCAGTAGTTGCAATTTTAAAACTTTAAATTAAAATAATAATATGGCAGATAAACCAACACCTAAGGAAAAATCGATTAGTACTATTATCGATCATATCGGTAGAACTGTAGTAGGTAGTGTAGTTAAAGACACCAAAGACTCTATTACATTATATAACCCGGTAATTATTCACGTCCAGCCAGATCCTGAATCCGGACAACTTCAAGTTCAATCTTTTCCATATATCTTTATGGAGTTCCTTAAAGACAAGGACAAAAACAATTGGACGTTCGCAAAATCTGCGATTAGTACTTCAGACGTAGAACTTGATGACCGTATTATCCAACAGTACGAAAACATCAATAACCCGGCTCCCCCAATCCAACAAGGATCAAATCAAAACGAACCTGAAGTTATTAAGTTGTTTGATGATGAAGAGGAAGAGACTTTAGTCGCTACCTAAATGTAACCTAGGGTATAAATATTTTTACTATGAAACTAACTAAATACACACACAACCCAATTACAGAAATCGAAAGAGCTTTTGATGGCTTTTTCAATCTAACACCGGTCTTCCACCAGTTGGAAGAAGTTTATAAAACAGGAGATCAAGTCCGATTCGCGTCGGATGAAGATACACTAAGTGTACAAATTGATCTGCCAGGAGTCACGAAAGATGATTTAGATCTTTCTACAGACACTGATCAGCGCGAGGTCTATATCAAGGCAAAGCGCAAAGTAAAAGCCCATGATGGGGAAAAGGAACAATCCTATAATAGGTCGTTCTCAGTTGGAAGAGAGTTCGATCTCAACAAGATCGACTTCTCTTATGTCAATGGAGTCCTTGAGGTAGATGTACCTCGAAGGAAGAAAGAGGAATATATTAAAACATATAAAGTTTAATAATCAACATGGGCCTAGCTAGCCCAAACCCGGGTGTGCCTGAATAAACATTTTAAGCAAGAGTGTTAAAGGGGCTGCAACTTACATGGAGGGTCAACTGACTATTATGTGTAAGGAAACGGAGTACAAGTAGGGAAAAAGATGAAACTGCATCTTGCCCACCTGAAAGTTGGAGGTAACCAGAAAATCCTCTCACCCACCTTTTTAAAAAGCCCCGAAAGGGGCTTTTTTTATTGAACTTAAAGGCCTATAATATATAATACTTTATATGGATAAAGATATTACTACCGCGTTAGATTCTATCGATAAAGTAAATCCTTTTGCAACATACCTTAACAATAATACTTTAAGTCGTGTTGGAGAATGGATTGATACAGGATCTTATGTGTTAAACGCAA